CAACACCACACCTACATTGGAGGAGATTAAGTTCTGATGCTTGAGTTATTTATTCTTATTGCTGGTATCGTTTACGCTGTTAAGGAGATCAATGACAATGCCTACTGAGTTCACCTTTGATGTCTTGCGTGATGCTGTGCGGGAATGCACCAGCTATGACCTTGTTCAACGCTTTAATGAGGATGATGATGTTGTTGTAATAGATGAGTATGTCCTCATTGATCCGTATGGTGATCAAGATGGTGATCCATTCTATGATCTAGAGGATGTGGTTGATTTCATCACCAACAACTCACAGGTTGAGGACTACCTTGATAACTATCGTAAAGAGGCTGCTTGATGTATTACATTGCACGGATGAATGATGAGGGGAGTTGGATTTATCTTGATAACTTCCCAACGTATAGTGATGCAGAGGATTGTCATGATCTTTATTGTGAGATGTATCCTTATGCATTAATAGAGATCATTTCATCTGACTAATTGTTCACAATCATCCACCTATGCCCACATTTAACGTCATCCTTGAGTCCATTAATAATCCTGGTAAGTTCACGTTCATTACTGTTGAGGATGCTAATGACTTAGAAGATTGCATTAATAGCATCCCTACCAATCAGTTCACTATCGACCAAATCACTGTCACTGAGGTAAACTAATGACCACCACCGCTGTTCCTTTCATGCTTACTGGCGACACTCTCCTTCAATTTGTTCATGAGCGTAAGGATCTCATTCAACGTGGAGAACTTACTCGTACTGAGATGATCCTTGATGCTGGTTATGTATATGACAATGGTAAGGCAATGTATGTTGACTTCTACACTGAGCTATTGAATGCACGTGGTATCACACCTGTTCTAGATAGTGAGGTACAAGATGAGGAGTATGAAGCATTGTCTAAGGAAAAGCAAGCATTGTATGATATGCTTGATGAGGAATCATACACTGAGAAGTGGTCTCATGAAGAGTTCATGACATTTATTGATGAGCTTAGTGATAACGGTATTGAGACTGTTAGTGATTATGAGGATGCATTCTATGGGTACAATGATGAGTACCATGCTGAGCGTTACTTTGCGGAGGAGTTTGTTAATGAGTTAGAGGATCTCAAGGATTCTATTGTGTATGCTGCTATTGATTGGGATAGTGTGTGGGATCATCAACTTCGGTATGACTTCTCCACTATTGTAATGGATGGCACTACATTCTTCTTTCGTAACTATTGATTCACACAACTAGTTCAGGTGAGCGACTCGCTTCGCTCGCCACTTTCATTCACACTCACGATGACTTCACTACCTGCTTACAAGTCTTTTGGTTATGACATTGAATATGAGCCTAAGTATTATCTAAGTACATTTGATTGGTTCAACCTTGCTAAGTGTGCGAGAGAGCGAATGACTGAGCATTGTCATAATATGCCACGATGGCGTGGTGAGCGTAGATCATTCTACACATCACTACAGATGATTGATGCTGATTCTAAATGGTTGCTTGATTGATGACTTACACACACGAAACTGCTATTAAAGTTGATGTCTACACTGATGAACTTATGCCTGTGCTTAAGCTACTCAATCTTGCACTAATGTGTAAGGATGTAACTAAGTGGATGTCTGAAGCACAGCTAGAGAGTATCTATAGCTTCAAAGATGATTGGGCTATTCTTGCATTGGAGCATAACGAATGACGGATGAAGAGTACATGCAACAGGTCATTAAAGAATGGCAACGCATTGATGATGATCCTGATGTAGAGGATGACTTCTTTGATCTTATTAACTTGATGGAGGAATTTGAATGACTGAGACTACTATCATCCTTGCTGTGATTGGAATGATTGGATTGTTTGCTACGGCTACAATCTATCAACGTGCTAACCGTATCACTAATCGGTACTACAAAGCTAATAAGATCAATCGTGATCTGATCAAACTTAATGAGGAGGTGTTTAATTGATGATCATGAGGTCTCATCACTAGTGGAAATCAAGGACGCACTGACCACCTATCTTCAAGATAACAACTGATGGCTAAAGCATTGACGGATGAGCAGCGTAAGCTGCGTATTGACTTGATTGAGTTCCTCACTGCTGCTATTAAAGAGCGAACTGATGCTTCGTTCTATACTGATGAGCAGGTAACTGAGCTTGCCAAACAAGTTAAGCGTGTAGCCAAGTTTCTTTGTATTGCTAACTGATGTACACAACTTACAAGGGTCTTCGTGAATACGAGATCACACTTAGTTCAGGTGTATGGTATCTCCTTGCACCCGACTCTGAGCAAGCCGCGTGGAATGCTTTGGAGTTGTCCCGTGAACGCAACGATGAACTATTGAATGTACAACAAACGGAGATGTGGTAATGGGTAAGAAGAGGAAGCCATACCTCCCTAACAATTGGGACGAGTATGCTAATGCTGATGATAGCGACTTCATTCCTCATACCTTTGAGGAGATCATGTCTTGGAAGGTAGCAGGATGGGAGCTACCAGCTTCTGTTGTCTGCATCATTCGCAAGACTGACATTGAGACCAAGCAAACAGTAGAGTATACATACTCACGTCGTAGTGCTGCTCAACGTAAGATTGAGGAGTTAATCGCTACACCTGGTATCGACATTACGATTGCTGATCACGAGACCATTCACTTCCTTACACCCGCTAATGACTGAACAAACCTTTAACCGTCGTCTCAATCAACTGATCGTTGAGGTTGAGAATCACAATCATCGTGATGAACTGCTCAAGCTTATTGAAGAGCAGCTGTTAGATGACACTATGGAGATCGTGAATTGACAGTAACCCAAGAGCAACTGGAAGAACAGATCGCACTTGAGAGAGAAGCGATTGCTCAAGGGCTTAAACGACTTAATGACAATACGATTAAGCTAGAGGATAAGGACTATGCTAGTGCTACCATTTATGGTGTAGCTAGTATTGAGACATTGTTACCTCTTGTTGTTAAACGTATTGAGGAGACCAATGATCGTATCCATACACGTAAGAATGGAGCAGCATTCAAGGAGATCAGGCAATACCTAATTAACCTTGAGCCTATGGCTGCTGCTGGTATTGCTTGTAAGCTGACCTTTGATAAGGTATTCTCATTCAAAGAGGGTAGTAACAAACTAGCTAAGGTTAGTGAGGCTATTGGTCAGGCACTTGAAGATGAATGCCAAATGCGTCAGTATGAGCGTAGTTGTCCTGGGTTGTTAAGGCACATCAAGGATAAGTATTGGCATGAATCATGTGGTACTCATCAAAAGATGACGGTAACCCGTACTCTTATGAATAGATATGATGATGTACCTAGTTGGAGTGCATGGGGTCAAGCTAACCGTGTTAAGTTAGGTGCATGGTTACTTGATTGTATTATGCAAACAAGTGGTTGGTTCACTAAGATGACTGTACGCGAAGGTCGTAAGACTTCTACTTATGTAGTACCTACACCTGAGTTTATGGATATCAAGGATGAGGTTATGGCTAATGCAGCGTTGTTTTCACCGCTAGCATGGCCAATGATAATCCCTCCTAATGATTGGTCACAATCATCGTGTGGTGGCTATGTCCTCAACGATGTAATGAAAGGACATAAGATGGTCCGTAGAGGCAATCATGCCCCTATACAGGATGAACGACCCTACCAGTTTCTCAACCAAATCCAAAAGGTTGCGTACCGCCTCAATCCCTTTACTGTAGGGGTTGCTGAGGAGTTATTTGAGAAGCGAATAAAGGTAGGTAAGTTCATCCCTATTGTTGAAGTACCACTACCTAGTAAACCACCAGACATTGAGGACAATGCTGAATCTAGGAAGAACTATCGTCGTATGGCGGCAGAGGTACACAACAAGAATGCTCATTCATTTAAAGCATCATGTCGTACTCGTATGACAATGCAAACAGTAGAACGTTTTAAGAACAGAGAACGTTTCTATTGTCCTTGGTCTTTTGACTATAGGGGAAGAGCATATCCTATACCTGCATTTCTAACTCCACAAGATACTGACTTTGGTAAGTCACTAATTACATTTGCTGACGGTAGTTATATGACTCCTGAAGCAGAAGAATGGTTAGCCTTCCAAGTTGCTACAACTTACGGATTAGATAAGGCTCCAATGAAAGAGCGTCTAGAGTGGGTTAAGGACAACCTAGGACTCATATCAAAAGTAGCATTAGATCCAATTAGTAACCTAAGTGAATGGGAGGCAGCAGATGAGCCGTGGCAGTTTCTTGCAGCTTGCGATGAATATCATCATTGCGTTATCACCTGCTCTAGAAACTTCACAACTTTGTGTGTTGCTACTGATGCCACCTGCAGTGGTCTCCAAATACTCGCTGGTCTTGCCCGTGATGCCTCTACAGCACGCCTTGTGAACGTATTGCCTAGCGATACCCCACAAGATGCTTACAAGGTGGTTGCAGAGCTTGCTAAGCCCAACTGTCCTGAGCATCTCCAAGAGCATATGGATAGGAAAACTACCAAACGGGTAGTTATGACTGTTCCTTACAATGCTAAACCTTTCTCCAATAGGGGTTATGTTAGGGAAGCTCTAAAGGATAAGGAGGTGGAGATTACTAAAGAAGATCTAACTACTGTCGTAAAAGCAATCAGAGATGCTTTGGAGTCTGTAGTCCCTGGTCCTATGCGAGTCATGCGTTGGATTGAGACTGAAGTAACAAGAGCTATTAAATCAGGTGCAGTCACAATCACGTGGACTACACCATCTGGTTTCCCTGTTACACAGAAGCTGATGAAACCTCAAGTAGAAAAGTTACAACTACAACTACTTGGTAAGGTACAGCATGTCTCAGTTAGAACTGGTGACTCCAATGAGGTTGATCTCAACCACCACAAGAATGCAACTAGTCCTAACCTCATTCATAGTTTAGATGCTAGTTTGCTACATATTGCAGCACTGAGATTCAACGCACCTCTTGCTTTGATTCATGATTCAGTACTGTGTCGTGCTACTGATATGTCGATACTGAGCACTATTGTTCGGGAGACATACATGCACTTGTTTGCAGAGCATGACTACCTGAAAGACTTTGCTGCTCAAATAGGAGCAGAGTCAGAACCACCGATCATTGGAGACCTTGAACCCGAGTCGGTTATCGAGAGTACTTATTTCTTCTGTTGAGGTTTAGCCTTGCTCCATAGGTAGGAGCCATGCTACCAACTACATCCAACACTATGAAAACCTGTACATCTTGTTCTATCTTTAAACCATTTTCTGATTTTCATCGAGGTACTAAGTACAAAGATGGTTACCGAAGTAAATGTAAAGAGTGCATGAGTCTTTATTACAAAAGACGTAACGCAACACCAGAGTTAAAACACAAGCAAAGAGAGTGGTCGTACAAAAGGCGGTATGGTATTACACCTACCGAATACGATCTAATGCTTTCTAATCAAAAAGAAGTCTGTAAGATCTGCGGATCAAAGGGCTCAAAAAGGGGTGATCACCGCTTCATGGTAGATCACTGTCACATAACTGGTAGGGTGAGGGGTCTATTATGTGGACCCTGCAACTCAGCTATCGGGTTGTTGGGAGATAATATCTCATCCCTCCAGAATGCAATCAACTATCTTTCCACCTAAATGGCACAAACAATTCACGTCACTCAACAACCCGTTGTTCTCGATGGTTATCAAGCTATCTTGAAACCCTCTAAGTTCGGTTATTCATTGTCTGCAGTCGTAGACTCCACCTTGGTTGAGCGGTTGGATGAGGATCGTACTGAGTCCCTTAAGTGGGCAGAAGGTAAGCTGAAGAATCCTAAGCGTTCTACTCTCAAGCCTGAGCCTTGGGAGGAAGTAGCAGAAGGTAAGTACAAAGTTAAGTTCAGTTGGAATGAGGAGACACGTCCTCCTGTTGTAGATAGTGAAGGTACACCGATTACGGATGTTAACCTTCCTGTGTATAGTGGGTCTACTGTTAAGCTTGCCTTCAAGCAAAAGCCTTATATCCTTCGTGATGGTGTAACCTATGGTACCAGTCTCAAACTTGCAGGAATCCAGATTGTCTCGATCAACGGTGCTGCTGGTATTGATGCAGGCAGTCTTGGTGAAACTGAAGTGGCAGCTCTCTTTGGTCAAACTAAAGGCTTCAAAGCTGGTGAAGTTACCGCAGCTCCTGAAGTAACACCTGAAGTAGAGGAAGACGACTTCTAATGGCTTTTAGGTCAGGACTAGAGGAAAAGGTCGCTGACCTATTAACCAACCTCAGTGTCTCTTACGAATATGAGAGCACTAAAGTCCCTTACATCATTCACTATAATTATACCCCAGACTTCTTACTTCCTAATGGTATCTACCTAGAAACAAAGGGGTTATGGGAACCAGAGGACCGCCGCAAGATTAAGGCAGTCAAAGAGCAACACCCTGACCTAGATCTACGTATGGTATTTCAAGCACCATATAACAAGATCAGCAAGGGTTCTAAAACCACCTATGCCAAGTGGTGTGATAAACACAACATCCCTTGGTGTTCTTTTCACTCTATCCCAGTCGAATGGCTTACCTAGAATACGGCACAGCTGACTTTTATGCTGAACAGTTCAGTGACTTGCTTGCAGATGTAGATGCAGAGAACCCTGCTACAGCTGATGCATTGATTGAAGGGTTCTACCGATCAATTGATTCATGGTTTGAATATCACGATGCCCAAGCACGAGCTTACGCCGACATCCGAAAGCGAGTTCGTCAGGCACTTACCGTGTGAGACATGTGGATCATCAGATGCAAACTCTTTGTATTCTGATGGTCACACTTTTTGTTTTGCCTGTAATACCTACGGACATACGGAAGAAGTTGTTCACACTCATAAAATGTCATCACATGTCCAACTCAAAGGAGAAGCGCAGCGCCTTGTTAAACGAGGAATTTCTGAAAAAGTCTGCCAACAATACCGGATCTACAAAGATGGAGACGTTCTACGGTTCCATTATTTCGACGATGCTGGAATCCTTAAAGGCTGTAAAGTAAAAACTAAGGCAAAGGTATTCAG